TGTGTGATTATTTCAGCCAGATCATGTAGATCGGGATCGCTTTTGATATCTTCTCGTACAAGTTCTAGTAGTCTTATAAAAGTAGGGACGTTGATTTTTATTGTATCCATTTTATTTCTCTGTTATCATCGGTGTTGATTTTGGAAAATCAAGATTTAGTATTTATTTTTATTTGAGTTTTGCGCATCATTGTCTAGAAAGTATCTCATGATTTCTACATGAATAGAGATAACACCTAACCCGGTCTATAAAAATCTAGAGAACAGTACATCAACAATCAAGAATACTAGTCTAACTACTTTTTTCTTTTTGTTCTGATGATGACAATCGTTTTAATACTTCCATAGCATCTCGGTAGATAAATGATTCTTCAGGTACAGAATTTTTTAATTTTTCAAAAAATTCTTTTTTATGATCCGATGGTATACGATAAGTTACATAGTTGAGAATTTTTGTCATCTTGGGTTCATTTGGGTAACGTGAAAACACATCTATCAACTCGTCAAGCTCACGCTGCGTCTTAAAAAGATGTGATCCGTCAACTGATAACTCAGGAATTTCATTCCACAAGGGGTTACTAGTTTCTTTATCGAGCATCGCTTGATACAAATCATGTATACTTTTTGTTTCTCGTGCAGCCCACGGTAATTTTTGGTAAATCCAAGGTGTTTTCTTAACAATATGCTTTACAAAAGGGACATCAACGTTTTCAATCATTTCTTTGCCTACACGTCTTCGTATCATAGACAATGTTCTGAGCTTATTAGCACTATGTCTGAGTAAAAATTCTCGGTATCCGTCTTTTCCCAGATCATATAGACGATCCATGGTATATATCTTGACTGAGAGCAAAGGATTGTAGATATAACTAATGGCTTCAGGATCTTGATTTACCGCCAGAATTTGTATATATTTGCCGGGATGCGGTATGTGTTGAATATTTCTCAGATCTAGATCTAATACATACTTTTGTAGTTCCACTGATGGATTTTTGATATCCTCAATGCTTCGAGGACTTACTTTCAGCAATGGAATATATAGACTGTCTCGTTCGGGTAAATATTTTAGTATCGTTGCTATTATCTCATCTGGTCTAGAGAGTTTATTAGCATATTCCGCAAATTTCTCTATAAATTCTTCTGGTGTAATGCTGAGTTCAAAGATGTATTTGTTCAGAAAAATACGACGTAAAAGGACATCGTCTTTTTCCCGGTGTAGTTTGTAAAATATTGATTCCAATCCTTCAGAGCTTTGATCTTTTATTAGTTGTTGTATCTTGTCATGTGCGCGTTCTATAGCAATTTTTGCTTCGTATGCTTGTTCTTCAGGATCTTTTACCTGGGTCCTGTTATCAACAAGTTCCCTATCTTTTATCGCTCTTATTGAAAAAAATACAGCTTGATAAGGTTCATACTCGTGTATTATACCAGCGTCTTGATCTATGCAGCCGTCTATGCCTATTTTTCTAAACAATTTATTCCATGATAGAGGCACTGACTTAGTATTCCATCTTTTACTTTTAGCAAGATCTTGAGCGGCTTTCATAGTTATATACCAAAATCTACCACCCAACAAGTCGCGTACTAGTGCTTCATTGTAAGAATCACTTTCTATATCGTTAAAATGTGCATGTATTGCATTTTCTCGGTTGTTAACTGAATTGCTATCATCAATGTCAGTTCCTAGATACTGTGAATAAAGTTCACTATCATCGTCTAGATAATCCATTAAAAGTTTTTCTATACTATAACAATAATCATCAAATTGGCTAGCTTTCATACTTGAAAGATTTAATATGGTTCCTTGAACAGAAAATATACTAGCATAAGGGTGTTCTCCTGCGAAAGGCATAATTTCACGCATATTTGTTTTATTTTTAGCATTCTTTATTTCATCCATCACATACTCAGATGGATATGAATATATACCCAGAGGAGTATCGTATGTTGACCCAGGATTTATACCCAACTTTTCTATTTTTGTAAAAGATACAAAAGAATTTTTTTCAAATATATCGTCCATGTCAGATGCATTAGATAAATGCTGTTCTATCCGTTGATATAGATATATTCTAGGATTTGATTGTTTATTTTTTCTAGCCTCTAGTAAGGCTGCAAATTCTTTATATCTCATATAGACGGTTCTCTGTACATTTGATGTTCAAATCTATAGTCAGCGTTAGATCCTGAATTATCTACAAATTTAAATTTTCTATAAAAGTTTTTTAGACGTTGTATATCCGTTGATCCCAATTCTGCAGTAGGAGTCAACTGTATAACTTGTTGAGTCTTGTCTGCATAGTCCGTTAAAATTCGCATAGCTTTAGATCCCAGTCCTTTTTGTCTTTTATTTTTAGGTATGATAAATCTTTCTAGCGTTATTATTTCATCAGTTTCATATATTTCAAATTCTATCCGCATCCGCGTCCATGCAGATTTTAGACTTTCCAGGTTTTTAGGAACTGTGGGTCTTATACTAAAAATTTCTGTTATCTTCATCGTTTTGGAATCGTTTTAATTTTTGTTCGAGTCTTTCCAGTGAATAGACAGCTTTTGCACCTAGATCATTAAATTCACCGTTTTTCCATCTTTTTATTATACTAGCAACATATTTTACATTATCATTATCAATTGTTATATAAGAAGCAAAACTCAAACTGTCGTTATCCGGATATTTATATACCAGATACACATAATACTTTCTTATTTTTGTTTCCATTGCAAAACGTCGGGAAATAGTATACCTAACATTATCTAATTTTTCATATATTCTAAATATATTCTCCACAGTCCTATTTTTGTATCTTACAGACATAAGTTCTATGTTATCCATTATTAAGGCCAAAGAACCCCTGTGAGGCGAGTATTTTTTATCCCTGCTTGAGATTTCAGCCATATATTGTGTATACATGTATATAATATAATCCTTTTCGGGCATATTTCTATTAATTAGCATTTCAAAAAAAGGTGAGGAAAAACTGCCATCATTCCTATCTTTTTTTATAAATTCTAGTTTGTTATCAGCATCTATCAATATAAATAGTTCCTTGTAAAAATCTGATTGTGATGATATCGAATCCATTTGTATCAATCCATCTATAATATCTGCTTCTTTGCTGACACGCTTTGCTATTTCTAGAGAAAATTGAGATATTCTAGTATGATAAGATAATGAACCTATAAAAGATTCAATAGCCCATTCATTGTTTAACTTTAACAATTCTTTGATTAAGTTAACAACTTCATCATATACCTCAAGGGAGTTTATATGTAACAATTCATATATACAGATATTAATTCTAGCTTTGGTGTAGCCGCCGCCTAGTCTTGTTACATCATTTAATTTATATAAATCCACAATCATCTTAGATAAATATTTTATCTTCTCTCTATCAGATTTTCCTTTAAGATCTATTCCGTAATCTGCCGGATCCTTACTTGATTGTGACCATGATCTTCGATTTATATCATATTCTTCTGCACCGATGCCTAGTTGTAATTTTTGTTCAAGTGTTAAATTGTTTATTATTGCTTTGTCTATTTTATCAGACTTGCCTAGTAACTTGGATGCAAATTTTATATAGTTTTCCTTGCTATCATCTCCATTTACTGTTTCCGTGCGAGGACTAATTAGCGTTATAAGAACAGGTTTAGTTTCAAACACATCATACATTAATTCCATATAATTAGGTGTACTTTCTGGTATGGTTTTATATATATCAGGCCACTGCGAATTCAACAAAATATATTTCACCGTTTTGTAATCATTTCTTATGTCCTTTCTTAGCTTTAAGAAATCATAAGGTCTTTTACATAAATGAGCTACTATTCTTTCCTTCCAAGATTCTATGGTCATCGGAGCTAGTGCAAATAATTCTCCTAATTCAGTACGCATATTATCAAGTTTTTGATTATTATAACTCCAGTCATCTCCCCAATCATCATCTTCTAGTGAATTTTCTATTTGTTTCATCTCGTCTTCAAAGTCACTGATCACTTCATTCCAAGTTTCATCATCGTTGTGCATCAATAGCTTTTGTACGTACTCAGGGGAATCATTAAAATAGCGTTCTATGACTTTTTTATCTTTGAATTTTAATATCAATGTCGGTTCAAGTGACAAAGCGCTTTCAATTATTTTAGGATTATGCTCTTCTATAAAAGCAATATATTCATATGATAAATCAGATAACTTGAAATTATTTTCAGGCATATAGGTAGACGCTATGTTAAATCCTTGAATTTCAAGATCTTTGTTTACCAAGAGTGAAACAATGTGTTTGTGATACTTTTTGTCTGGTTTTTGATTAGCAACCGCTTTCATTTCACCTAGTGTAGAATCATCAGTATCTAACACAAATGTTAAAATAACACGATTGTCTGAATCTCTAAGAGACAATATACGATGCTGAGTCATCTCTCGGCCCATTATGTTACCGCAGTGCAATCCGCTAGCTCCTTCTTGCTCGCAATATCCTCTATCTACCCACCACCAAGATGTTCCATCTTTGAATCGTTTTATGATATAATCTCCTTCTTCGGGAGACACAGCTGGTCTGTTATTGGCTTTTTTTTCTTTATATTTTTCTTCTAGCTCACTGAGTTCGCTGAATACTTGCTCAACAGTTTTATTTCCATATGCATAATCTTGAATAGGTTCATAATTTATACTAGTATAATGTCCTAAGACTTCTTTTATTTTATCTAGGTCATTTTGATATCCGCCTAATAATTTTTCAAGTTTATTTTTATTTCCTGATAAAAAAGCAGAAACTATTCTTAAATACCAAACAATTATCTTGGATTTTTTTAATACTTGCTTGGCAAAGTTTACCTGATCATCTATAAAATCAGTCTTGTCAGAGTATTTTTTATACAATGATTTTACTTGGTCATCATATGCTGCTTCTTTTATTTCTCTATATCTCATTGTTTACTCTTAAAATAAAATTTATCAATTTTTTAACATACGTTGCTTGATTTCATCAGCGTATTTGTTGTATAATGATCTGAACTCTACGAAACTCAAGCTTATTTTTTGTTTTGTCATATTTTCTAATAATTTAAATAATTTAGTTTCCAAAAAATCTTTGGATTCTATAGCTGGGCTGTTGTTGACATTGTTCAAGATATTATCAAAGAAATAATTGGCTATTCTTTGGTAATTGTCTTTGAACACTTTATCCACAAATCGTATTATCTGTTTTTTATATTCTTTTTCTAGATACTCTTGATTAAATGCAGCAAACATAGCATGCGCAGTAGCATATATGTGATGTATCACTGTATTTTTTCTGTCTTGATAGCCTTCTCCGCCAAAGTATCTAAATTCTATTCTAGATCTAGATCCTTCATTCATGTGATTTAAATTAATTTGTAGAAATTTTTCATTTTTATCAATGAATGCATCAAACGATTTTACTATGTTTTTTCTTTTAATCATATGCGATATAAAAAATTCACAATTTTGATTGATGAACGAAAATACATCACGGATATTCGCCCGTAAACCGAATGTCTCTTGCAACAAAGTAGGATCCAGAATCATTAATAGTTTAGTGGCATTTAGGTCACTAAATTCACGATTCTCGATACTCATATTTACGTGCATGCCAGTTTCCTTAGAAGTCGATCCTATATCATTAATTACTACACACATCTTATGATAAAAATCTATTGCTTGTTTCATCATGAGGGGGTTAGTTATCACTTCTACACCTGATCGCACAGAAGAATCTAATTCTATACTTTCAATATGTTTATCAATATCTATTTTCCAAACTTCTTGGGAAATGCTGATTAAGTCTTCTACTAGTTCAGGTATCTGTTCTTCATTTATCATTTCTGATGGTTGCGAGTCTTTTATCATATGCACATAAGGATCATAACTATACTCATCTCTAAAAATCCTCACTGCAATAACATCAGTTTTATTATATACCTCAGCTCGCTGATACATAAATTCTTCTATCAAATCTGTAAATTCTTCATCAACCACAGTCACTGCGAATTCTCTTGCACTTTTTTTTGCTTCTGTTTGTGATTGCATTTTTATATCACGCGAGTCTTCGTTTGTTTTTTGAGTAGCATATTCACGTGCTTGTTCTATGTTTCCTGGTCTAGATTCTAGGTAACTATTATAATACTGATTCCATCTTCTTTTTATATCACTTTGATAAACCTCTTGAAAAATGTCGTCTATTTCTTGATCAACGATTTCTTTTATGGCTTTTTTATAAACATCGCTATCATAAATGTCTTCATATGTATAATCAGCAAACAGATCGTTTTCTTGATAACCTATGTCAGAGATGTCCAATAATACATGAGATATATCTATATCCAAGTTGTGTTTTTTTATGTATTGTTTTACTTTATTAATATCTACATGAAACTCGTATTCGATTCCTATAGAAAAAAGATCGGCTTGAGATTCGATAAAATCACGTTCTCGTTTTCTAAATCTTGCAGCTTCTTTTAGTTTTTCATGTTTGATAGTGTTAATATCTCGATATCTCATATCTATGATCCGTACTTTTGTATTATATCTATGATACTTCTGATATGCTCTGACGGTTGTTTGTTGTAAGAGATATCTTCAATCAAGAAGATTTCACCAAATCTGGTATTTTTAAAATTTGAATAATCTCGCTTGGCTAATCTTGAAGCACTAGAAAATGTACCTCGATATGGTCCAAATACTGCACCTTCGTTATCTCTAAATTTCCAAACACCTGTTTGTTTTGGATCTATCTCTCGATCAGTTTTTATTCGTATATTTTCATCTATTTTTGTTAATTTCACAACTGCTATCCTGCAAATACATTTGATGATCCTGCTGCTACGCTAGTACACCTTGATATAGCTCTGCATATCAATCTTTATCTAAATAAGGAATAACTTCTGTATCCCAAACATCTTTATTACCCATTCTAGATCTTATGTTAGGCTTGTCTTTGGAAATTTTATCTAGAATAGCATTATATTTTTCAGATCTTTGTTTGGATTTTTCTATATCAAACCCTTTATAATCAGATCCCACAAACTCGTGCTTGTGATGATATATCTTTGGACGCTTACCAGCACGTTGATATTTCACTGTTCCGTCAGGTGATACACGAACAGTATCACCTATCACAGGTTCGGGTGATGTATCAAAATCTGGAGAATCTATAAAAGTAACAGCACCTTTTGTTTTGGTGCTATGCATATACTTTACTATGTTATAGTCAAACTCTGGAAAATCTGTGTTGACTATCTGCTCGGCTTTTTTCAAGATTGCTCCATCTATCAAAGGATGATTGTTAGCATATTCTTTTTGTACATATATAGCGCCGCCGATATTTTTACCAATTGGACGTTTTTTTGCAGATCGTTTTTTGTTACTAGCAGAAGATATCCCTTTCATGATAGAATTAGTAAACGATCCTTTGATCTGTATAACCACTGCTGTTTTTGTTATACCTGTTATTCGTTTTATAGACACGTCATAGCCTAGTTCCTGTGCTATACTTTCTACATAATCTTTTAATTCATTGCCGTCGTATCCAATTTGGTATGAATACGCTTCTTCAGATTTTCCCGTATCTGGATTTCTTGTTTTCTTTTTTACCCACATCGCCTTGGGATCATCAGCAGGTTCGAAAGATTTAGTGTTGGCAATATCTCCTTTATACCCTCTTACTCCTAGTATTATATAGCCACCTGTTTTTACTATCCTTAGCAAATGTCGTATAGCATCCTTTCGTATATCAGATTCTAGTACATTTATAACATTCAAACACACAGCAGCATCATAGCTATTATCTGTTATCTGTGATCCATCAGTGAATTCAGGATCTATTTCTCTAGAACCGGGGTTTGGTTCCATATCGTCTATTTGGTAGTCGTCGCCTAGTCCTTGATATAAGCCTTCTCTTGTGTGCTGACCGCCTGCTCCATAATTTATAATCTTTGAACCAGGCGTTATGAGTTCAGATAATTTTTTACCTGCCTTTACATAAGAGCCTCGTGTGGTATTTCGTTGTGTTAGTGCAGTCTTGTTTACTCGTTTTTCCATATATAAACCCCGGCATGTAGTTATTTATTCATCAGGTAACTCATTCAGAAATTGCCTTAGTTTCGTAGATTCTGTTTGTGCCCTGATTTTAGGTTCGTCTGTATGTTCTGATACCGTGTTTCGTTTAACTGAGTCCAGTATAGATTGTCCTGGAGTCGAAGATTGAGTAGTTTCTTCTTCTTGATCGGTGTCAGTGATTCGCAGAGTATCTATATTAAAATCTAGATCTATTTTAGAATTAACACCTGAGCTAGATCTGGTTTTCATTAACTGAATCTGGTATCTGCCCCGTTCACGCATAGCCCTACTAGTAAATATTCCAAACACATTGTCAGCCGTATTAATCTTGGATATTCCGCCTGATATGTGACTGTGATCAAACTCTATTTCTTCCACTGAGCTTCTGTTCAACTGACTAGCAGTAACGCATATAAGCTTCAATTCCATTGCTAGATTTCTTATCTCTTCACTTACATACTTATCTTTTACAAACAAGTTTTCAGCAGATACTTTTCTAGCTACAGGCATCATAAGATCTAGATAATCTATGAGTATAACATCTACTTTTTTATTTGATTTTATCTCATATTCTTTTATAAAACTCCGAAGATCATTGGTGTTTTTTCCAGTGGGCATATACTTGACTTGAAATGCTCCGCTTTTTTTGCCTATGGTTTTTACTTTTATTTCAACGTCATCTATGCTTCTAAAAATTTCTCTAGAAGGCACGCCTGTTATCATAGAATCTACGCGCATACTTACCAAATTTTCACTAAGCTCGAATGTGAAATATATAACATTCAAACCTTCTAGTGCCCAATTTACACCCAAGTTAGCCAAAAACAAACTTTTACCGCTACCTGATCCTCCGGCAAATATATTAAGCTCTCCTCTAGACACTCCTCCAAACAATTTTTTGTCTAGACTAGGCCACCCTGTTGACACTTGTCCATTACTAGCTTTTATTTGTTCCAAGCGATTTTTAGGATCTCTCCAATAATCAGTTCCTAGATTTTTTTGCAGTCCTACTTGCACTGCTTCTTTTACTAGAGTTTCAACAGCTCCGTATTCTCCTTTTTCTAGTAAGTCAGCACTAGTTAATATAGCAGACTCTAGTGCTTTGTGCCTTGTAAAAGTTTCAAACTCTTCTAGCAACCAATCATAGTGTGCTTCTTCAAGTTTTCCAGGATTTATCAAGTCGCCGTGAGCAGCAGCATTCACCATTTCAAATGTAGGAATAGTATTATGATTTAATACATAATTCTTGATGAACTCTGCAGAAGGCCTTAGCTTTCTATCAAAGTACTCAGGTTCAAATATAGATTGGCAACGTACAAAGGTTTCTCCATCAGTGAGCATTATCTCTAGATACAATTTTTGTATATCGAATCCATAATCTGTGTTTTGTCTTACAGTCATATTATATATTAAACCATTTTTTAGCTTTTAATTGTATTTTTAGTGAACTAGATTCTGCACATGATATGATCGAATAAACTGTATATATTCTTCCGTATTCATGAACGGCATCATTTATGTCTTTGATTCCTTGTTTCCAGTCGGGCATACTAACGCTCCACCCTTGATCTATAGCAGGTTCAATAAGTTGCTTACCTTTTTTATCCCTATCAGGTACTAGTATTTTTTTTGTAGGTAAACGCTTTATAAGTTCAGCTTGATTTTCTTTTAGTGAACTTCCCAGCAAAGCTACTCCTTTAACCAAGATAGCATCAAACACACCTTCACATATTATTGTATATTTTCTATTATATCCTTGATTATCTAAATTGAAAACATACCCAGGTTGTTGATTAGAAATATACCTAACTCCGTTGTTGTCTAGTGTTCTGGATGTCCAGCCCACTAAACAATTATTATACCTGAAAGGCACAATGATACGATTTTTGAGTGCAGGATCAGTGCTATAATAAAAATCATAGTCATTGAGATTCAAGGACCTTTTAGACAGATAATCTAGTATATGATCGGAATCACTGTTGTTACAAGAATCTTTTTCTAACAACTTTACCGAATTATCAAATTTTACTTCCTTGAAGTTGATCAAGTGTTTTTTTATCGATTTATCACTTTCTTGATCTATCTGCTTCAATGCTTCAAACGATAATTCCCTAACTTGCTGGTCGGATACTCCCATCCACTCTAACAACTTTTTCATTTTAAAAGGAATAGTTCTACCCGGAGACCAGCTTGTTTTATATCCGCAGTTAAAGCATGAATAGCTCACACTTCCGTCAGACCCGTTTATAAAACCGCCTCGTTTTCTCTTGTCTGCTCCGGTCCCATTGTGTACACAACAAGGAGCATTGCCAGACACCCAGCCACTAGGTGTTAGTTTTGTCTTTCTAGAACCAGACCAGTATGAGAGTATTATCTCAGATATAATAGGAGTACTCATGATATTCATTATGTGAATTATACTTATAATATCACATAATTGTCTCAGAGTCAATTTCTAACGGCTATCTTTTCAATATAAAGATTGGGATCAGCATCAAAACGAAACCTTAGATAATTATATACTCCATTAAAATTAAAGCTAATTGGTTTTTCAGGATATTCTATTTCTAGTTGAAATATAGTTGACCAATCAGTGCTGAAGGTATTATCCAACGAAGAATCTAGTGTAGCTTCCAAATACACCGTGGACTTAAAATCCGAGTTTGCATATATTACAGCAGTATGCAATGCTTCATTTCCGTTAGCTTCAGGTTCAGCATTTATAGTTTCCGAGTACCATGTATCTGCTGTGTTTTCAAATCGTGTTATTATAATACTAGGTCTAGGTAAAGGAAAAGCTGTATCATCTAGTAACACTTCACCTCTGACTTGTGACCCTGTATTAGCATAAGTTATCAATTGGTTATTTGAAGAGTCTTCTAAAATTACATTATAATAAAGATATTGTATATCTACTTTAGTCAGGTCTTTTTTGTTTATGTGTACGGTAAATAATCCAGTATGAGGATGTTTTATGATATATTGTTGATCTGAAGAGTATTCGGCAATTAATTCCTGTCTCTTATCAAATAGCTTAAATACTATTTTATAACCACTGAGATCTATCGGTTTTTGATCGCCGTTTTTTAGGATAAATTCTATTCTATTGTCAATGCCTTTATATACTCTAATAGGTTCTTGATACACTAGGCTATACTCCGTAACATGAGCGGAATTATTGGTATATAATTCTCTACGTGTTGAGACTAAATATCTAATAATTTGCATAACTATATTTATTAAAAAATGATAATAACTGATGACATACCAAACAAATTTCCTTTCCTAAGTCTAGTAAACTATGGAAACAATGAATATATAGGACTAATGATTAACCAAGATAATTATATAACTTCTATGTATGTTTACACTGAACTAAACTGCGAAGAAGACAAAAAAGAATTTTTGTCTATGGGAAATATATGGTGGTGGGAATCTAATAGACTAATACCTATAAACATTTTTCTAAAACAAGAAATGGAAAAATTCAAATACTCGATAATAAACATGAACACCAAAGATGTTGAAGTAGTTGCAGGACCTAGTGTTAGCCTTAGTAAATTGCTAATCAAGCGAATAAAAAGAAAATCCATACAACTAGTTAAAAAAACAAAATAAACTAGATATCAGATTTTAATTTTTCACATATAAGATTCATGTGAACAACAACAGCAAATGCATAAGAAAATGAGTGAGATTTCTTGAAATAGTAACCCCCGTCTGCCGGCGGTACCCATACTTCTTTTAATATAGTATCCCAGTCATGATCTTCTAGATATCTTTTAGAAGGTCTTATTATAGCCAAGACTGCTGCTAATTGTTCTATATTCCCAGGCTTTAACTTTTTAAATAATTCACTGTGCCCGGATATTTGAAATACTTGATCAGTGAACTCGGGATACTGCAGTAATTCCCATTCAGGTTCTTTGTTCATCATTTCAATCAAGTGTTCTTCATCACGAATCATTTTGTAGATGTTGACATTTAAAAAATCTATCTTGAAGTACCCTCGTTCTTCTGCTAGTTTATAATCTATAGTAGCCGTGTTGTTTAAAGGATTGTGGGGTATTTCACTGATATATATACCTGTATTATGCACTTTTCCATTAACCAAGCTAGCTTTTCTGTGTTCTATTTTATCAAGTACTTGTTGCCTGTCAGCAAAATCAATGTCGATATCCATGATTCATTTTATATAGTGCGTTACTACTTCCAGAAGTTGATTAGGAGTGTCAGTAAACCATTCACTAACATGATAATCAACTTCTTGAGGTTTTTCAAACTTATCTATTGATTTTACTGTATCCATCCAAACAGTGTAATCAGGATTTATAATATCACGAAACTGTTGAGTAGGGCATACTGCATCTATTACAGATATTAATCCCACGTGCTCTATTCCTCGGGAATAATAATGAAGTATTTTGGCTTTTTCAAGCTCATCGGTTAGATCTAGATCTGGAAATTCCGAGTAAACTGAATGTTCATTTAAGTAAACACCATTAATTAATTTAGCGAATGGTTCTGCAATCGAAGTTTTTCCTGAACCGTGTACGCCGTATATTAGTATTTTCATAAGTTACCTTCCTTTACTATTTGTTTAACAAGTTGCATATCACTCAAAGAATTCTTGAACTTCTTGCCCCAGTAATCAGGATTCATCACGGGATATATCATGTTTAGTTGTTCATCATTTAACCTAGAAATCATCTCCTTGCCTGTCTTGGAATTCAAGATCAGCCACGGAGAAACTTTACCATCTTTTATGTGCCAAACAGCCCTGTTTACAGAAACTTGTTTAAAATACAAGTTCCATATACTAGAATTTTCTTGTGCCCATTCATTCATGGTGATAACTGTTCTTTCTAGCGCAGTTTCAGAGTTTTCTCTGAGTATTAAATCAATTACATATTTTTCGTAAATAGAATCATCGCACCACTTGTCAATTTTTATTTGACTAGTCACAACATGATCTATATATCTTTCAGGATACAAAGGTTTGACATTATTAACAAAGCTGCCAAACTTTACAAACGCATTATAAAAAGGAGATTTAGAAAATTCTTCATATGTTTTATTTTCTTTTGCATTCGCACTAAGTTTGTAAAACCTATTAAATGCATAAAAGCCTATCTGAACACGTTTTTCATTTTTTTGAACAGCTCGCTTTTTAGGCTGGCACATGTGAGCAGCTATTGTGGTTTCTCTAGAGAAACCAGCATTACAGTACTCACACTTAAAAGGTTTTTCAGAAGTCTGGTTTTTCGATACCATGTTCCTTAGCCAATTCTCGGAGTTCTTTTTTTGTAGATATTCTAGCAAGTAACTCTACCTCATCATGTTTCATGTTCGGATATATTTTATTTAAAAAGTTAATAATTTTGTTACTAACCGAAGTTTTCTTTTCTAGTTTAATCCAATTATGCCTTTCTTGTTTTTGAGTGTCTCCGCACATACAAAGCAGTTTCCAAAGCAGTTCATGATGTCCTGTATCTTTTTTTAAACTAATATTAGACAAGTATCTATTATAATATTCGTTGGTTTTCAGTACTGCTAGTTCTTGCTTTTCCCTATTACCGTTTATAGAACTCATATAACGATTCAATGTCCAAAACGACACTGAACTGCGTTCCTCTGGACTTAGTTGATTCCATGCATCTTTGATGCCGTAATCTAAAAACGCTAGTATTTCTGTTAAATTTTTCTTAGACATATCTTATTATACATGATTGTGTTCAAATTGTCTATAGCAATTTGGAATAATCTATCATTTCGTATTGCCGAGAAACTTCTTTTATAAAGAACGCACACAAAGGTTCATCCCCGTCATCTAAAGGAATAGCCAGAAGTTGTGCATTTCTGACCTTAGGGAAATACCATTTTACATCATTATAAAAATTTGTTATTTCTATCTTGCCAAACTCGAATTTAAATCCCGTTAGAGGGTTAAACAAAAATGCATCAAATCCTCTATCATTTAAAGAAGTCAAGGGAAGAACTTCTAGATTATTAGATGAAAAAACATCACCTACAGCAATATGCCAGTCCAAAGGCATTACGATCTGTTTATCTGCAATATTCAATACCACAGCAGGCGAGTTGAATGATTCTAGAAATATCAAGGGAACAAAAAAGAAATCAGGATTATTTTGATCACTGTTGTCTAGTACTGCGAATCTTATGTCTTCTTCTAGCTTGTCCGGCAAGCTAGAAAGTGAAAACGACTTATTTTCTAATGTTAGAATTTTCATTCATTACTCCAAATGTCAACTTTTTTAATACTAAAAGGGTACTCGCGCTCCTTATAAAATTTCTTTCTCTCTGTAAGATGTCGTTTAGAAAATTTACAAGTAGAAGTGATATCCCATATATTAACAAAATCCTTTTTATCAGATTTTCTGAGTCCTCGTCCTATAGATTGTATAACTCGTATGAAACTCTTACCTGGTTCTATTAATACTACATTATAAAGGTTTACGATGTTTATACCAGTGGATGCTACGCCATAAGTAGCTATAACAACCATATCATCAGATTGATTTATTTCATCAAAAGTATCTTTTCTGTCTTTAGCCTTTACATCACCTTTGACAAAACTACTATCAGGAATCATTTCCTTGAGAATTTCTCCTGCTGCAATTCTATCTACTAGAATTAGTGTATTACCAGTTTGCCTTATATCTTTAACGGTATCAGCAACATAAGACAACCTTTTCTCATTTGAAACCAAGTACTTTAATTCACTTTGATAATCTTTGAATTCCATGGTGTCCATTATTTGAATTATGTTTATATGGCAATTAGACAATATGCCTTTTTCTTGTAATTCTTTGGCTGAAATTTTTCCCACGACTGGACCTATACTAGATTTTAATGCTTGGAACTCAAAATCTTCCTTGGGTATAGTTCCTGTAAGACCCCATCTGATAGGAGCATTAGATATTCTTTCTGTTAGCATTTTTTTAAGAACTTCCCCTTTTACAGTATGACATTCATCTACTATCACACATGATACGTTTTCTAGGAATTCAGTCAATTCACTGTATTCTGATTCTTGCATTTCTTTTTTATCCAATGCATTCAAGCTTTGCCAAGTACATATGGTATGTGTTTTTGACAAATCTTTTCGGTCGCCGTAATACACTCCTGTGTCTAATCCGCAGTTTATATAATCAATTTCAGTCTGTAATACCAAACTTTTATTAGGCACTATGACCAAACTTTTTCCATATTTTTCTGCTATCTTAGACAACGTAGCAGTTATCATAGTCTTCCCTGCAGCAGTAGAAATTTCCTGTAAGCTCTGGGGATTTTCTAGATAGATATTTACTGCGTTAACCTGATGTTCTCTGAGTTTTATAAGTTGTCCTTGCAAGGGATGTCCTTCGGGCCATGTTCTTTCGCCCCAAAAATCCTGATCTATCTTAGAGAATTTTAATTCTATTTTTTCACGAAGATCTTGAATTTCTGTTATTTTTATTCTGTTTTTTTCTAGTATTTGTATAATTGTATCTAAATGATTTAGATAACCGGTACCTCCTATACTAAAAAAAGGAATTTTGCCATCCCACCGTTTTAATTTAAATTTTGGTAAAAATCTTGCATACGGAAGAGGAAACTTGAGTGAATTTGAGATTTTTCTTCTTATGTCTACATCAAGACCTTCTAGTTTGATATTTACTTCATCTTTGATGATCAGTTTACATTTGTTATTCATTACAGTGCCTCTATTTTATCTCTAAGCTCTATAGGTTGGTCATAAAATAATATCATATCAAATCTAGACATATAAGGAGAGTAACACCAAGAAGATAATATCTCTTTATATTCTTCGGATACGATCATAGTTCGAGGTTTAAATTGTTCAAACTTTAACAAGGGTTTTGGTAACTTAGTTGATGTTAGTATCACCACCTTTGTTTCTTTACTCAAAGGTTTATTTATATTGTTATCTTTTACATATTGATTAAAATTCGCCCCGTTTCCTTTGTTAGACATTCTGCACATCACAGATATTTCTGAATTTTTATAGTACTTACTGAGAGCATAGTGGTAACTAGATAACAAAGATACTTCTGTGGTTTTTTTTAATTTATTTAAATCCGGTAATACTATTACTAGTTGATCCCTGTTTAATTCCTGTAAACTATTGATTATATCAATGTACATGAATTCATTAGAATTCACAAAATTTTTATTGGATGTCCTGCTCAATAACGCTTGTGTTAAACTACTAGTTTCGTTAATAAGTTCTTGTAGATGATTCTCGTCAAAGTGATATAAGCCCCATTGATTTCTATTATCAAAATACTGTATAAGATTAGACTTACAAGGATGTCCGTAGTGATTTATCATCTGTTGTTTTACATCAGGATTAACATTTAAAATTTCAAAGTCAAATATCCCAGGACAGTTTTCTTTTTTATTATTGATGAAATTCTTGATTTTATCATATTGATTCATCACTTGATCTTCTATATCAAATGATTGATATACTTCATTCACTAATGAATACAACATCATAGGGCTATATTCTAGTAAATATGTTTTTATTTGTTTATCAAAATAACACGAGCCGTCGTTTTCTTTTGCTATTGTTTTTATTAATAAAATTATATTTTGATCATACGGAAACTTTATCCCTATATATGAAGTACTGTCTTTTTCCAAAAAGAAAACTTTTTTTGTTGAGTCTATCTCACGAAACGGTGAAGACACTGTATCTAGTACAGACTCTATATTCGGTGTATTTTTAAATACCCATTTATATTTTAATAATATACTCTTTACTGCAATATGTTGTTTTTTAGTCAATGCCAGTTTTTTCAAAGTCACTTGATCACTGACACTAGTTATAAAATTTATGTCAGATAAAGAAATCTTTCTTTGGACATATTGAGTTGCCTTGTAATGATGCAACAGATATATCATACAATCTTCACATGTTTTCATATTATTTTAACTCGATGCGTAGAGATCACATCATTATATCATAGAATTTTTCAAATATCAACCCTGATGATATTTCTTGCAATGTCCATTCAGTTCTCATCAACCATTCAAACCATTGTGATCTATCAGGATATTTCAAACTTTCTACACATCTCAGATCATAGTTAGAAACTGCACTAGACAAACTAGTTTTATCACAAAATACAGGAACACCGTTTATAACAGAAATTACTGAAGGTGAGGAATTATGATTTATAACACACCACGCATTGTCTATTGCATCAAGTAACGAATCAGAGAAATCTTGTTTATTTGCAGGCACTTGCCTTGTAACATTTTCATAATTATGTTCGTATACAGGAAAAGGAGATCTAGGATGAGATCTCACAACTATTTTCCTGTCTGTAAACTTGCGTATATTGGTTATCAATTCCCTTACCCATTCTCGGGGTTCAGGCATTCCATGCCATAATTTACTTTTGGTGTTCTGAGTACAAATCAATATAAAACCTTGTTGATTATATTTCCACTCTGACATCTTTGGAAATAAAAAATTTTCACGTTTGATTTGATCCGGGAACATTACTATGTGATCTTTAGTAAGTCCGTTTAGACCTACTCTCCATGTATTACTCAGAGGAACCGTGCTAGTTTCTAGAACTATTACAGGTTTTCCTAGATTCCATAACCTGGAATTCAAAGACATTTTACCTCGTTCTAGAACACTCCATATAACATGAGCATCTGCAGACTCATCATGATACACACAAGTATGCCCGTGCCGTGATGCTCCTTGTTCAAAGGAATCAAACACTGGTAAACTACCTTTTGCTCCGTATCCTTTCCATAAACTAAAAATCATGATAAATACCTTCATACATATTTATTTAAACACATGAACGAAAATATAACTACTGTTACTACATTCCATGATATTGGTCTAAAGACTTATGGACAAAGGTTCATTGATTCATTTGCCAAAAATGTAGACAAAAAAATAAAACTGCTGGTATACACCGAAGACTGTGAACCTGTTAATCCCGATCCTGAACAAATCATAGTACTAGATGCAAAAACGCATTTAACAAAATTAAATAAATTTAAAGCAAAATGGCAAGGAGTTCCTTTTGCTAACGGTGAATGTCCTTTCCCGCAAAGAAGACCCAAAGATAATCATAAAAAATTTAAATGGGATGCAGTAAGATTTGCTAATAAAACATTTGCAGTGTTTGATGCTGTTCAAAAGTCCCGTGATTGGTGTGTATGGATGGATGCTGATATTGTGGTTCATTCCGAGGTTACATACCAAGATTTTAAAAACCTATTACCAAATGACGCATGGATCACTTATATAGGGCGAGGTAAAAAAGAAAAATCATGGCCTGAGTGTGGATTCTACGGTCTCAACCTAAATCAAAAAACTTGTCAAGAATTTATCAGCGAATTTGAATCCATGTATCTAGAAGCCGAAGACGGTATATTTACACTCGATGAATGGCATGATAGTTTTATATTCGGTACACTGTTAAGAAAATACACTCACGAGAATCAGAACGTTCATGATTACGCAAAAGATATTTTTAACAAGACTGCAAAAACCGGAGGAGGAGGACATCCTTTTATCAATTCAGATCTAGGGAAATATTTTGATCACCTAAAAGGTGACAGAAAAAAACAAGGAAAATCATTTGCTAAAGATGTTAATCCTAATAGAACCGAAAGTTACTGGCGAGCTATGCTTTAGCCTTTTCTTTTTGTTTTTTCTTTTTGTCCTTTTCTATGTTGAATATCTTGTTTTTTAACCCTGCTTTAAAATGTTCCATATAAGGAGAAAGTATACTCCTAGATATAGGAGTTTTATGTAATCCGGGATTAAGATTCAACATTTTTGCTCCTTGTTTTTCTAGTATATCCACAGTTTTACCATACACTTCACCGTCATAAAAACGCCTCATGTCTTGAGTCTTATCATTCACGTATATGTCGGTATATGTATTTTTAAATGCTGTAAATAATCTGTGATTTTTATTAAGTATAAAAAATCCTGTTTCACAACTATGTGCTACCCTGTCAGGGTATTGTTCATCAGGCCAATCATGCCACACGCTGAAATGCGTACTCAACACACTATCATCACTTATAAGATCTAATAATTGAACATGTATTTTTGAATTGATTACTACATCCGCATCTATCCATATCAACCTATCACATTCTATATTGTTCATCGCATGAATAATACTAAAGGCTTTTTTTGAAAATGTTTTTACTCTGTTATTTGTGTGTCGTTGTTGAAAATTTTGATAGTCATTTCCTAGATCCCATCCTTGACATATTATGCTATCTACTGAAGGTATAAAATTATCTTCGTTGTATAAGTAAAGAGGCATGATTGACTTCCAATACTTATCATAACTAATAAGCATAAACTTACCGCACTCTCTGTAATACTTATAATCCATACTGGTTATAGCTGCAAATTTTTTCATATATACTTCTCTATAATTTCCCAAGCAATACCCTGTTTGAGATCTTGAAAATTAAAATGTGACATTGATATCTTTTCTATCCATTTTTGTCTATCAGGCATCAACGGTGATTCTATAAGAGATAAATCACAATTCGCTACATCATAAGCTTGGCTGTTGCAAGGATCAGTGTCAGTAACAAAAACTGGCACACCTTCTATAGCAGATGCAACACCCGGGCTACTATTATATGTGATAGTCGCCCATGCATTATCTAAATCTTCTAGTAAACTCGGTGATTTACTTACTTTGACATCATCGGAAAACCTTAAATAGTTTTTTGCTTTTTTGTCACCTGGGTGTGCTCTTATCACTATCGGCCTATCTGTGTATTTTTTTATTTCATTTATAGTACGATGACACCAGTCCATGACATGAATGCCTTTCATACTCCATCCACCGTTTCTTTGCATACATATTAAAATATGATCGCCTTTTTTACGCCAATCCATAAGATTTATATTCAAATCTGATTTTATTTGTTTCCATCTGTTCGGATCTATGTCATCTATAAAGTAGTTACCTTTTTTAGGAAACACATCATCTAGACTAAAGCGTAGGTAATTCTTGGTATTATTAACATCTCGATATAAAAATAAATTACTATCTATGGCTAGCACGTGTTTGTTGATATTTTTTTGTTGTTCTATAATATGTTTTCTAAAACGAAGGTGCGGAGACTTTAGATTGCTATTATCATGTACCCATCCTTGAATCACTGCTAGATCTGAAGGACGCCAAGATTGATCATATATTTCTGTACTTTGATTTCCAGGAACGCCTTTATGGAAATATTCCAACACCTGTCGTTTTTCTGGTTTATTATTCTTTGCAGCTATACCAGCATAATATACATTAACACTTTTCATCATATATCATCCTGTACGCCGTACCGTCTTGTAATTCATCTATATGATATTGCCCGTATGCTAGATGGAACGCCCACTTGTTTATCAAGTCTTTATCAGGCCAGTAGGGATTTTCTATAACAGAAAGATCTTTATTTGATACCGGATCTGCTGCAGTAGGCGCTAATGTAAAAGCAGGTATTCCGTATAATACACTTTCTACAGCAGCTATACTTTGCAAAGTAACCATAGCATGACAACCTTTTAAGTCGTCAAAGATAGTTTTATTATGTATTCTATCATGCCTGGTAGGTTTCTCTCTTATTTTTATTTTTCTATCTGTATAAGTTTTTATCATATCTACAGTGTTAGAAATCCAAGTTTTATAATCTATTTCGTAGAATTTACAAGGTTTTTCTGAAGGCACGACTAGTAATATGTGCTCTCCATATTTTCGTTTTTCTATATCAATACCTATTTTTTTCCATCTGTCTTCAGGTCTATCTATAATACCTTGATGTTGCAAATCATTTTTTACTATTCTGTGCCAAAACTTGATGCCTTTGAGATTCTTTTCATAACTATTATTTCCTATATAGCCGCTGTCCATATAATAAAATGTTTTTTTATTTTCCCAGCACCAGTGTATAAGCTTTCTTTTTCCTAGTCCTCGAATAAGTATGTCTTGATCAGGAATATCCTGATCATAGTCTTGAATTGGTAGACCGGCTCCTTGAGCAAACATATTTATATATGTATCAGATAATTTTTTACTTAAACATATCATTTTTTTATACTGTTGTTAGCATCATTAAACATTCTATCTATGTTTTGTAAACAAAATTCTGTATATATTTTTTCTCTGTGCCACTCACTTGAAAAACTTCCCACTGTTGAAAAATCACCAAATCCCGGTAATCCTAGCGTATAGTGAACCAGTTTGGCGTCAGGATTATAATCATACTCTCCATCTAACCAGTTCCATTCTAGTGGAATTTCACCGATCAAAGAATCTTCTATCCACGTAAATCTATGTAACTCTGCACCAGTAGAATTTATTACAAAATCAGTCGTAACTTGTTTGTTAACAGGATGGGAACAATTCCATAATATAACACTAGACCAATTTTTCCTAGGATAATCTTCATTCTTAGCCCCCATGTACTTTTCTTTCATACATGTTTTGTACTCATGTTTAGCGACCATTACAGCCTTGTTATCATCTCTTAAATTCCACAAGTCAACTATATCATCACGTACTATCATATCACCGTCCATGAATATCGCCCACCCTTGATAATTCATTAGACTAGGTACTAAAAATCTACTATATATAAATTGATTGCTACCGTCTGTGTGAACTTCATTGTATTCTGATAAATTATTTAAACTAAGCGGAGTAAAACTCAGCGGCAACGAAGAATGTCTGATTATTGAGTTAGTACATACGTGATATGCCGAGGATTCCCTTGCATCATATCCTATGAATATCGGTATCATTAATTTTCCTTTTTGTTATATAAGAACTTTTCCAGTTCAGAACTCCATATTTTAGCAACAGCTTTAGAACTAACATGATGATCATAGGGATCATCTTTTAAAAATTTACTGTGAACTTGTTTTAAATCCTTATCCAAAATATGTTCCGTAATACCCAATCTGTTATACCCAAATTTTAAAGCTAGATCATTTAAAACTAGATTAAACTCCAATGTCAAGTCAATTCTATCAGAAATAGATGCAGACACCTGCGATCTTGCTCCAGTTAAAAATTTTTTATCTGTTTGATCTTTTATAACCGGTAAAGAACTATCCAAAAGTATTATTTGCTCAGGTAAAAAATATTCCTGCACTACATCTTGTATAAATTCTTGATACTTGTCTATTGTTTGCTTGAGTATAGTAGGAACATCGATGTTCAATGTCTGTGATTTATACCATATCAAAAACCCGCAGTCTACTTCTCCTAACATTATCATTACATAATCCGAGTCTGTATTTTGTTTAATAGTTTCTTTAAATATTTTATACGACTCGGTTTTACTGTTAGGATTCCCGCAACCATAAGCTGTTGCTCCTGCTACAGTTTTTATATTGAACGTTACATCACTGCAAAGATTTCGTTTTTTTATAAAGCTCCAAACTTCACTATGACTATCGCCTAATACTAGTATTTTGTTCATTAAGATATTTATCACCGTATTTTATTTTTTATAGCACAACTAAATAAAAGTATTAAGGATGTAAAAATGCAAGAAAACAACTATATAATATCTTTTCTAAGAAGCGGACAACACCTGACACGAAGACTTATTGAATTTTACTGTCAAGAAAAAAACATAGATTTTTCATACTGTGAATTTTACACTTGTTGCAAAACTAGTCCTTGTAAACACAATAGTTTATATCAAAAAAATCATGATTTCCGCGGTACTTTTCCTATCAACAATGAAGATAAGTATCTTGTATTGTATAGAAGTAACTTTTTAGAACAATGTGAAGCTTATTATAGATATACTGCATTGAAAAAAGATATTCGCCCTGACGGTTCCACCATATCAGGATCTAATAAAAATATTAGATATGATAAAAGTAATAAATCAAAACTCTATAAGAGTATTATAAACAACGGTTCGTATTACATGACTTTTATATCGAAATGGGTACTCAATGATAAGGCTAATATACTCAAACTAGACTACGATAAAATAATAGATAATCCTTATTTGTACACGCAAGCTATAGAATTTTTCTACGGAGACAAGGACTCTGTGGATATAATAGAAAAGTTTCAAAAAATAGAAAATATAGAAAGACAGCATATCATTGATTTTAATTTCAATGAAAACACAGGAATTGGCATTAAAAAATGATAATAAGTCTAGATTATAAATTTATATTCATAAAAACCAGAAAAACAGCTGGATCCAGTATAGAAAAAATACTGCTAGACAAACTCAAGGGCACTGATTACATTTTTGGAGGCATGGAGCCTGAACAAATGCCTCCAAAAAATATCAGTGAATTTTGTGAACACCGTGGACACGAATGGATCCGCAGCAATTTCGGAGACAGGTTTAAACATTTTTTTAAATTTGCAGTAGAAAGAAATCCATGGGACAAAACATTAAGTCAATGGTATTGGGTAAAGTCACTTTATCCTAAAAAATTTAAAGATTTTAATCAAGATTTAAAAAATAACAATAAAGCATTGATAGTCAATGACTGGAAATTATACACTAGAAAAGATCGTATAGACATTGATCAAGTAATAAAATATGAGAATCTACATCAGGATTTCAAAAAAATATGTGAAACAATAAATGTTGAATATAACAACGAATTAGAAACTACTAGATTAAAATCAACACAAAGAAAAATAAAAAGCTATAAAAATGTATACACTGCAGAATCATTAGATATCATAAATATAAGATATGATAAAGTGATTCAAGAATTTGAATATAAATTTTAAGGAAAATGTTATGTGGTTATTGGCGAGCAGAGGACGCCCTCAAAGTGTAAAACGATTTATATCTTACTATATCGAAACCAAGTCATCTACACCTGTTTATCTTAGGCTAGACAATTGTGACCCAATGATCGATGAATATGATAATATAGAAGTCCCAAAACAATTTATCAAAGTCATCAGTGATCGAGCAAGATTGGGTGCTGCAATGCAAGAAATATTTCGAGTATATCCCAATGAACCATGGTATGGTCTGTTAGCTGATGATATAGTACCTAGAACATTTAACTGGGATACAAAACTAATAAAAGCTGCCGGCAACAATAGAATATCACAGGCCAATGACTTAACCAAAAAGCCTAGAAATTACTGTCACCCTTGCATAGGCGGAGATCTAGTAAGAAAGGCAGGTTTTTTTGGTTTCCCTCATACTACTCACTACTGTTTAGAAGTAATTTGGAAAGAACTAACCAAAAGAGATAAAAGATTCGGTAGATATCTTGATGATGTTATTGTTGAAAACATGCATCCTGATTTCAATAAATCTAAAATTGATAATACATATCAAGAAGCCATGTCTGTAAAAGAACGAGATCATGAAATATGGGAACATTGGAAAAATCAAAATTTTGAAAATTTCTACCAAGAAGTAAAGAGTGTACTTGACAATGACTAGAGTAATAACTACATTTTCAAAAAAAGGATATGATTTATACGGAAAAAAATGGCTACTATCATTCACTGAACACTGGCCTGCTGATGTAAAAGCATATATATACTGTGATTTTGATCTGCCAGTAATAGATAAAAACATCGTAGCAGTTGATTTTGATCGAAGATTCCCTCATCATAAAAATTTTATAGATACCGTAAAGGATGAATGTAATCAAAAGGTTATAAAATTTAGTTATAAATCATTTGTTATGATAGACCAACTAGAAAAATGTTCAGAAGATTTTTTAATTTGGCTAGATGGTGATGTTGAAACGCTAGCAACCGTAAATGTAGATGCGATCACTGGTTTGTGTAAGAACGACCTCATGGCTTGTCAAGTAGAACATCTAGTAAAAGACAAAATACACATAGAAAGTGGTTTTATTGTGTGGAATCTACGTCATCACCAACGAGAAACATTCACACATGAACTAAAAGAATATTATTATAACTATAAATTACTAGGAATGAAACGTCCTTATGACGGACACATTATAGGTGAAATAATCCAAAATAAAAATATAGAAATAAATGATTTGAACAAAGGCATTGTATCTTCAGGTCTACAAGATAAACCTGAAGATACGTTTTTACATCCTGTTCTTAAAAAGCACTTCATACACAAAATACATCGTGCTAAGTATAGTAATTAAAGTGTTGCGTCATCTAAGCCTGCGCAACGAAGTTTAATAACATTATTTATAGAATAACTTTTTTGGTCGAGTGATTTTATCAACCCTAGCCATTTATTTCTAAGTAGAGCAAACTCGTTTATTATTTCTTCAAAGTCTACAACTTCGTCTTCGCCATCTACATATTTTTCTACATCCCTGCTAGAAAGTGATCTTTGGTAATTTTCTAGATATTTCTTGAAGTAGTTGCTTTTGAGTTTTTTAAATCTGATATTTAAGAAATTTAATATAGCTTCTATCTCTTGCAACTGAGAGAATCTATGTTCAAAAATACCAGGTATATCTGCTGCAGCTTTTTCTATACTTCCTGCTAGTTTTATTTCTTGTTTGGCTAACTCTAGCTCTGCAAGAAAAAAAGAAATAGCATCAGTTATCTTAGATAGATCTTTTACTACCTCAGAATACCATGACATCAATAATCCTCATCAATATCATAATTTGTCAAGTAGTATAAAATAGCAGAATCAAGATTCTTATCAGAATGTTCTGATAAAATATCTTTTAAATCTTTTTCATCTATTCCATAATCAACTAATATATCCACATACTTTTCAGCAACTACATTGATATGTTTTTTATCAACATACTCTTTAAATAAACTCCATGAGTCAATGATAAGGTGTATATTTTCATTAGTCATTTACTTCTCCTGTTTCTACATTTAGAACTTGATCTTTTTTGTCGTATAAAGAATCCCATTCTTTCAGAATAATATCTAGTATTCCATTTTTATTTTTTTTGTATTCCTTTTCAAAGTATTTGTGCTCAACGCCATCTTTATCATTATAGATATACTTGTTACCGACTCGTTCAATAACACCTTTACTTTCTACATACTGGAATAATCCTGAGTATTTATTAAGTCCTGTTTCGTATGGTATTTCCAGTTCGACTTCTTCAAAAGGCTTTGAATATCTAGTTTTCATTATCTTGCATTTAGAACGTATACCGTATACCTGACTAGATTTATTTCCATCTGAATCTACTTTTAACTTTAACTTACTCATAGATATTACGATAGAACTAGCATAAATAGCGCCCTGGCCTCCTGATATTTTAGCATCAGGGTCATACATGTCTTGACTAGCATAGGTATGATTAGTCATTACCATACCGATATTCAAGTCCCCGAACATATTTACGCAATTAGTGACTAGTGCTTTAAGTGCTTTGGGTTTCCTACCCATATCTCCTTTCAAATCACCTTTGTTGAACTGATCTACGTCTGTAGGAGTCAGCATCATCCCTATACTATCTATAACAAACAAAATTTTAGGTCGGTTAGCAGCATCTTCGGAAAGATATTCTGCTTTATATTCTTTTACAAAATCATTTATTGTTTTGGCTACATCATCTATCATAGCCATGTTTAATTTTAAAAGTTTTTCATCAGAAGTATCTACTCCCAATGCACGTAACCATGATTCATCTAGAGCATTTTCAGTATCTATAAGAACAACGAATATACCTTGATCTTGTGCATTTTTAACGATATTACCTGAAGCTATAAATGATTTACCTGCTCCACTATCACCTGCAAACATGGTTACCTTTCCCAAAGGTATACCTTTGTAAAAATCACCGGATATAAGTTTATTAAGTACCAAAGATCCTGTACTTATCCAAGTATTAGGATCTTTGAAGCCCACACTCATCCCCGGTATACTTTTAGTTAAGTTTTTTCTAAACCGTGAAGGATCAAAAGATTTTACAGTCATGTTATCTCCTAGAATAATAGCGAGATTATTTAAATCTCGCTTTAAGGTATATGGTTTACTGATTCTGACGCGCTCGAATCATAGCAAGGATATCTTGCGCGTTGCCAGAAGAAGCTGTACCGCTATTAGATTCAGCACTAGAATCGTCAGTTGATTCTGTGCTCGGTGAACTACTGACTGTTTCATCTTTGTCCACAGAGGGCGTTTGAACAGTTGTCGTAGCAGCAGATGTATAATTGACATTAGGCGGACGGAAATACTGTCCCCACTTTTCCATGTCATACAATTCACCATTTACGCTTGCTTCAAACATTTCGTTCATGATTTCTAGTTCTTTCTGTTCTGGCTTTTTCGGTAAGAAGCTAGATAGATTATGTAGTCCGTGTTCGTCTACAATTTTCTTTTCTAGTTCAGAAAGCGCACGTTCTTTTCTAGCCCAGTTAGAAGTAGAATAATCAGCATAACCGCCTTTGGATGTTTTTACTATACGAAAATCTGTACCGAATACATAGTCAGTAGGTAGATTTTCCATGTCTGGATCGAGGAGTGCAGATTTTACAAGATTGAATATCTGTGATCCTATAATGAACCTTCGTACAGGATTCTCAGGTACTACTTCTTCTTCTAGCGGTGAGTTCACTACTAGTCCTTGGAATAAATAAGATCGTTTTTTCCAGTATTTTCGACCTTGTTCTTCAAGAGAAGGAACTTTAAACCATGCTCTAACTTGATTCAAAATATCACAAGTTTCTCCGTACATTTCCATACAAGGAACCTGCACAACAACAGGACGAGAGTCTGACTGTCCTTTGATCCCGGGATATTCAAATTTGAACATAGCTCGTTCAACCCAGAAGAACATATTTGATTCATCGCCATCGGGCAAGAATCGGATTACTGATGTTTCACCGTCTTTTACATTCCAAAAAGGAAAAATAGCGTTGTCGCCTCCCATTGAGGGAGAACTTGAACGTGTTTCTTGTTCTTTTAATTTTGCTCTAATTTCTGCTAATGTTGCCATAGTTGTCTCCTATTAGTTTGCCTTAATAAATTAGTTAAGAGTCTATATAATACACATTGATCTATAGTTTGTCAACTGTATTTTTTCGTAAAATGTTTTCTTAGTTTGTTAAATAAAATTTTTTCTTGTATATGTGCCTCTACCTCCCATGGAGCAGATCGTTGATAACGTGGAGGTACCATTTTTCCTTCCCATGTCATCACAGTCTCTCCTCTTATTTTGCCTAAAAATAATCTGCCTTCGTCTATTTGTTTAGCATGAACCATTTCATGACACAGTGCTCTTATCATGCTATCTGATTCTGAGTTTATAAAAACTCTTATCACTTTGTCTTCGGTATCAAAAAAAGTTGCTCCGTTTTGTCCTTTGGCAAAGTTGCCTTCTTCAGGTGCAAAGTTTACTTCAACTTTTCTTTTTATATCTAGTTCATGTACTAGATAAAATACAAGCTCGTTTTTAATCATAATGCATTTTTTAATCTTTCTATAGCTTTTTCTTTATCTGATATCATGCCTTTATACTTTTCTATCATTTCAACTTCGCTGTCTATTTCTTTTATTTTTTTATTCACATCACCGTCACGGGAACGTATAACAGCGTTGTTAGCTTCTTCATTATTTAAATGTGCAATACTTTTTAAAGTATCGTCATACATATCATTAATTTCTTTGATTTCATCTTTTAATTTTTGAATTCTTTGTTCAGAGTGTTCTAGACTTTCTTCGATATCTTTGATGAAATTAAGATGGGCGGCGATCTTTTTTTGGTTATCTTTTTGAAACTTTTTACTGGATTCTTCTGATCTATCCCAGTACAGAGATACATTATCACCGTGGTGTTTTTTTCTTCTAGTGTGTTTAGTTACTTCTACAACACCCTCGTCATCAAGAACAAATTGAAAGTTAGCAGCATCATACTGATCCGGATTAAGCGTTACAGATATTACATTCCCGACTGATTTGCTTAATATAAATTTTGCTTGTTTTTCTGACCTGAACTTGCCTCGATTATATCGTACCAACGAAAACAAGCTCTTTGCTATATCATTATACAGTTGATCAGATGATCTGTAATTTTCTGTTACTTCTACATCGAAATCTTCAGGAAGTAGCTCCTTGGCTTCTTTATTTTTTATAATATTATAAATGTAGGGATATGCCCCTGTTAGTTCTTCATTGAATTTTTTCATTGTCAATTCATCGGTCCACTGTGAGTACACATCTTCAGGAACTTCTTCGAGTTCTTGACATACAAAATTTTCAAAAAAACTAGAATAACCTTTATTGTTTTGTATAGTTTTAAAAGTTGATTTTATATCTTTTATTCTGTTATCTATGTCCGGAATATAAGATGACAAATTTTCAGCAATCACATCATTTCTTTTAACATAACGCTTTACAGTGTATAACTTTTTTATTTCCTCAGCTAGTCGTACAATAAATCTTCCTTTTTCATCATACAAGTTTCCTCCTTCGCTGACATGACGAGCCATTGCTCGTGCTCCAGTAAGGTATTTGTAGGGAAACTTAAATCTTTCACCTTCTGTATTTTCAATAAAAATGCTGTTTATGCTTTGATTTCTTTTTTGTTCTGATTCCAGTGATTTGAAATGTTTTATTACCAGTCTAGCATTTCCTATCTTTTGATAACTTAGTTTACTATTGTAAGGAATCAATGATTCATTTATGTTTAAATTTCTTGACAAGAATTCATAATCTCTGGATTTTAAATTAGATTTTTGTATATTCCTCGCATCGAAATTCAGTGCATGTTTTCTAGCAAACCTTCGAAGCTCTTTTAAAAAATCTATCCATTTTTGAAAAAGTAACGAATCCTCATGATCAATTATGTCCTCAGAGTATATCACTGATATAGCATTGTTATCCATGCTTATGGTTACTTTTCCAAGAGTCTTTCCGTCGTTTTGATAATCAAATTCAAAGAACCTAGCTTTTTCAGGATCTATGGTTACTTTTCCGTTTTTATCTCCGATAACTACAGATTGATATCTTGATCTTATTTTATTAAATAAATCTGTTGCTAATATGTCTAATTTTTTCATAAAAGTATTTATCTTCTATTAGATTCTATGTATATGGGCATAGGCATGTCATATTCATTAACATTATCAGCTTGAGAAAATGTATTATACACTCGGGGATCCCAGTCTTTTAATACTGATATTATTCGTATACACAACAAAGTAGCACTTATCAAGTCATCAGTATTCCCAGATTTGGCTTTGAAGCTAGCACCGTATGCAACGAATCCTTTTAGCTCAGAAACTAATAGTTTAGAAAACACCTTCATCTTATCACTTTCTATCATAGTTTTTAATCTACTACAAGCAGATATTTTAGAAGAATGTGTTGTGTTAAATCCTTTTCTAAACTTACGTACATGCCCTTTTCTCATAGGTTCTGAAACCAATAGACCTGGTATGTTTTCTTCTCCAAAATCGTTTATAACCAACAGTGCTGCTTCCCCCACACCGTTGTTCTCAACACTCCAATAAATAAGATTTTCATTTTTTAACTTTTCAAGAAGTAACTTACATATATCAACTAGAACTCTTACTTGCCCTGGTATTGACGTAGTATTGTGTCTCCATTCTGCTACTTGTTTGTAGCCAGGTACTTCAAAAACTTGTATAGCAGAATAGTCACTGCCTGTTCCCATACTAGGATCTAGTCCTACAATATATGTATATTCAGGATCAGGTTCTTTGAACCATCTGACTTGTCCCATATTGTATATGGGATTCTCTCCTTCCATTGTAGAAAGTTTTATAGAATTTATCAGAGTTTCATCAAATATAAGAAATTCACATTCATATTCTCTGCGAAATCTTTCTTCACCTATTCTTCCTAGTTCTTCAGATTTCCATTTTTCATCTCTGTCAGGATGTTCATCCCATTTAGCACTAAATGCTCTAAACCCATTAATTCCTAGTTCATTTTCGTTTCCATAATCGTCAAATCTTTGATTTGCTTGTTTCCATATAGTAGAAAACGTATCTTCGTCAGAGTTAGGAGTAGATGTTATGATTGCACGACCTCCTGTAGCTAGTGTAGGAGATATTGAAGTCCAGAATTCAGTTGCTATGTTTTCAGCGAGAAATGCAAACTCATCACAGTAAAGCAGTGACGTGCTCATTCCTCTACCTGTATTACCTGTGGTTGTTTGAGCTATTATTCTTGATCCGTTTTCAAACTCTATTGATTGTTTGTTGTAATTCACCACACCTGCTCGAATATGATCAGGACATGATTCATAACCGTATCTCACACGCTGCATAATCTCTTGTGCGCCTGTGTATTTGTGTGCCGCTATCAGTATAGTCTGGTCAGAATTAAACATAGAATACCACAGTAGATAACCCGCTGCACAAGTGGTTTTACCACTTTGACGAGGCAACATGTTAATAGTGAATCTATAATCATGATAACTCTTTAGGAGATTTACTTGGTATTCAAAAGGATCGAATAATAAACGTCCTTTTATAGGATGCTGTATGTAATAAAAGTTTTTTAAAAAAAACAAATATCCATCATTTTCATCCATGCATTTTGAAATTTCTTCTATTTGCTTTTCTGTAAATCTTTCTTTTTTATGCGCTTTCTTAGTAAGCACCCCATCAAGAGATCTTGAAACTGACATGATTTTACTCCGTGTGAAAAATATTTAGCAATATGTTTTTATATAATCATTTTCTAGGAATATTTTTCCACATCGCTGCTGCTGCTACTGCATCAGGATCACGTGCTCCGTATTTCTTAGCCTGATCTCTTACTTTCTTGAATCCTTTGCCTTTTTTGCCTATGTCTTTACCGGCACGTGCTTTTTTTACTATATTAGATTTAGTTTTTTTAGATAAACCGTGACTAGGCTTTTTTTCAGATAATATAAGATGGTATGCTAGATCATTTTGTTGTTGTTCTGATAAGTTGTGCTGTATTATTTGTTCTAAGTGAGAAGATAAATCTTGTAGTTTTTCTGAGATTTTTTTTATTTTTTCATAATTCATTATAATATACCTCTACAATGAATTTATTACTCATAATAACTAATGACCTGTACTTTAGTACAGGTCATTAGTAATTTAATCAAGATACTTTCTATAATTTTGTTTTAGTTTTCTATATATACGTTCTTTTACTGATTCTCTTTGATCAACACTAATAGGATTATCTCCGTCACTGGCAGGTTTATACATTTTTTTATTTTTGTTAATACCGCCACTTATTTTATTGACCATGAAATTTGTATCTTGATACTGTTCATCAGGTTCATTTGCATAAGATTCTTCAGTGCTACGAACTGCTGTAGTTAGTGCCATGGAAGTTTCTGTATCAGACACGCCTGCATTTTTAAGCATTCTAAGAACTTCTTCTACTTCCTGCTTTCCCCATGCAGAAATACTTACATTCATTGACGTTCCGCCGTTGTATTGTTCTAGAAGTTGTTCTTTATTTCTCTTTTTAGATGTCATGATTTTTTCCTTTGATATTATGAATTATTTATCGCCGTCTATACCTTTTAACTTTTGTATCAAACTATTTCTATCTGTGACAACGAATTCTTCGGAGTTAATAACTTCATCGTCGGAGTTTGTTTGCTTGTCTAGTTTCTCTTTCTTTAACTGCAACTCAGCCATTTTTAGCTTTTTATCTAGCTTGGCTATTTTAGCGTCTAATCCGGTTTTCAGCATAGTACTAGCTACTTCTAGAATTTTACTAGAATACCGTACTTCCACGTTCATGCCCAGGTCCATGAGAGTTTCATAAGCTTCCATAGCTTTATCAGCTACGTCTGTTAACTCATAATCTGCTAGTTTCCCTATATCTCTAGAAGAAGGAATTGATGAAGAAATCTTATCTATTTCTGAAATTTCATCTTTTATCTTATTTTGTTTTTTTTCATCCATACGTTTTTCTCTTCTTTGCTTCTGTTCTTCTTTTTTGATGAGTTCTTTAGAGTCAGGTAAATTTAATAATTCTTCTAATTTTTTCATATCATTCTCTTTTACTTTTTAGAACCAAAGAAGATATCTCCTTCATTCACTACACGAAAAAATATACCTTTTTGTTTACAAAATGCTCGCGCAGACTGCCACTTGGCTTGATTAACTATCCATGCTATTTGATTCTGTCTAGATCTTCCTGTTTTTTCTTTTAGTGTCTGATTCATGGGTTTTATTTCTACTAATTCAACATGTTTTTTTCCATTTTTATCTACATAAGAAATAAAAAAATCAGGAACATACATAGACTGTTTCCCTGTTATAGGATGTTGATAAGGTATCTTTATAGATTCAGAAGCCCATTGAAGTACACTAGGATGTTCATCGCAGAATTTCATAAAACTAAATTCCCAAGACGACCTCCACGTGGGTAATTTTTTTCCGATATATTTTTCAGCGTTTTTAGGAGTATATTTTCCTGATGAGAATCTTTTTATCATTACTTAAAACAGCGGCTGTCCTTTGTATGTTGGCATTTTTTCTTGCTCATTGTTCCAAGATAATACTTTGAACCATTTTACAGGTTTTTCATTTATCTCCGTTGCAGATGAAAAGTTCACCATTGGCATTTCATTTGATATTTTTTTGATTAAATCAGATATTTTATCATGTTCGTTATATTTAGATGTATCTGCTTTCATAAACCACCCTTGAAAGCCTGTAGTATCTGGGCCTCTAGTAGGAACTCTAAAAATTACATCGTTTGGCAGCATATCAGCTTGCTTTCTAGTTATAGCAAATGCTAGATTAAAACCACTTCCAGTTCTAAAGCGTCTATCATAACTTTTCATATCAGCAATATGACGACCTTGATATTGATAAGGATGATTCAGTTTATATTCTGATTTTTCTAGCATTTCTTTCAGTCTCATATTTCCGCCTAGATAATTTATATAATTATATTTCTTTGTTCTAGTTTATCTTTAGATTCTGTTTTAAAACCTAGTAAACTAGATTTTTCTTGTTTACTATTTAATATAACAGCAACTACTTTACTCAACTGGACTTTGTTGTATTTCTTTAAACTGTCTATTAAAGAAAATACATTTATATTTTCTGCTTTAGCTTGTTCCAAGAGAACAGAAGACAAGCTCGCGGCACTATCTATTTCAAATCCTTTACTTTCAAAAAAACCCACTACAGCATCAACAGTGCTAGCGGACATTTCTATTCTTTTGGACAAATTACTCGAAGTAAAATTTTTTACAAAATCAACAGATTTATTGTTATACATGTCTACTAATATTTTTTGTCTTGTTCTGGGTCTTCTTCATCAAAATCTGTATTATCATCGGATTCTTGTTGCTTTACTGTTGCTCCACAAGGAGTAGTATCCAAGTCTCTGACGATACTCCCGAATTTTTCCATGTCAGTTCTCATAGGTGCAGAGTCACTGCTAGTATTCACAGTAGTCATTCCGGCATTTTTTAATATGCTGATCAAGTCATCTATATTATCGCTGCCTGATGCACTGAGATTAACACTCACAGAAACAGGATTACTAGTCTCGTAGCCGTTATAAGGTGAATAAGTTTCTTTTAGTGATTTTTGTTGTTTTAAGTTTTTTGATTTTTTCATAACCATATCCTGTAAATGTTATTTTTGGTTTTCTTTTTTGTATCGCTCAAGTTCTTTTAAAAGATCCATAACTCTATTCTGTCCTACTAGATGCTGACCTGAATTATATTCCAGTTCTTTAGTGTCTAGCAGTGATTGATATTCTGTATCTAGCTCATTATCAGAATGTAACACTTCATCAGTGGGATAACGAACTACTATATGACTAGAACTTATATCACAGTTTTGTATGATATATTCACGAAGTATATCAGGCGTCGTGGGATATTCTACTTCAATGTCAAAATAACTAACTTGTATATTTTCAAGTAACGGAAAATCCAATGGTTTGGATTGATACGGTGTAGTTTGTCTAGAAGAAAAACTAACTATATTAAATTTCTTTAGTACAGTTTCTAGTCTATCTTCGATGTTTTCTTTAAGATCTCCTGCTATTCCTATCTTAAATGAATACG